AGAAGGAGCACTGGCCATTTCCAAAAAGTCCATTTGTTTCTGCAACTGTTCTCCAACCAGTTTGGTAACTGCGCCAGTGGCATCATCACGGATTTCACATGCAACATCGGCCCAGGTTGGTTTGCCGGCCAATTTGAGAGTGGTGTTGTAAATTGGTATGGTTATGTCTTCAAAACTCAGATTGGGCCGATTTACAGTCATCACCTGTTTGGTGAGTTCTACTGTATCGCCGGCTATTCCGAAATTTTCAAAAAACACACGGAATCTGTATTTTAGTTTGGGCATGAGCAGAGCCGAGGTGGCTCCATTTGCCGGAACTGTCATGTTGTTTAGTGATGCGCTTGACATATTATCATTATCTCCTGTTACATTTATTTATCTAAATTGGTGAGTGTAAAATCACCCACCAATTTTATTAGGCTGACAGCCCTGCTATTTCACCGGTGTTTTTAATACGCAACGGAATATAGATAAATTCCACGGCTTTTACTGGTTCAATTGCAATGTCCACCCACATTTCGTTACGATCGATACGTGCAGGAGTGTTGTTGCTCAAGTCGCATACTACCAAATAATCATAGATAGCACGTTTGGACTGTAAATCAATCATCAAGCTGTTGACTGCGTTGGTCATTTCTGCTCGAGTGATGGTATCATTAGGTTCAAACAAAAATAACTTGCCAATTTCTTCAAGCCTACCACGCAAGAATGCAACCAGTCTTGCCACGTTGATACGATCCAATGCACTGGTAATACTAGTGGTAGTTTTGTTACCAAAGTTGGTTATACCCACACCAGGAATGAATGTGATTGGATTGATATCATTTTCATACAACACATCACGCACACCTTGACCCACATTAATCTGTTGGAATTCGCCCGACTGTGAATCAATATAGCCAATGGCAATGGCATTGTCAACCACACCTCGACGTGTGCCAGCTGGTGCAAACCATGGATAGCTCACCGCATCGCTGCGAATAATGGTACGCATCATCATGTGACTTGGTGCAGTTACTACAGGATTGCCACTTAGGTCTGTGGTCTGGCAACTGGGATAGAATGTGGCCATATACTGGCTGGCATTGACCAATCCGTCTTCGTTGTCAAAACCCAATCCTCCATTGTTGGTAGCCCAGGCAGTGAGTGCAGTACCAGTGTTGGGCAGTCTTAGAGGAGTGTCGCCGACCACAAACAATGTGTTGTTACGTTCGTTGCTTAGAGCAACCATGTTGGGCATCAACTCAGGATAGGCAGTGGCAGCAATCAACGAAAACTGTGCTTGTTCTTCTCTTGCAGCAAGACTGGTGTCAATACCAGATTTCATTGCTTGCACAATCAGCTGACGTTGTGCCCAATGTCCGCTCCACATGGCTCCATTGTCTCTATTGCCAGATGCAGTTAACCAGGTGCTGGTTACAGATGGCAATGTATCATCAGGATAGTCAGCGGAATTAAAGTAATCACTTTGATAACTCTTGACATTATAACCTGATCGACGTGTGTTGAACAACAACATGCCCTGGGGATACAATGCAGGATCTGGTGCATCTAAATCAAGATAATCACTGGTCAACAAGCTGACAATGGTAGGAAATGCACCAGTTATTGGATCTGTAGTTCCATTTGGCGCCCATCTTGCATCGGCAAATAAAATGCCGTTTTGCGTGGCCTGGTCAGAAGTATCAATTTCCACCCACTGATCCACGCCCGACACCACATCCCAACGATAGAGTTTGGGATAGTTATCTAAATCGCTGGTATCAATCCACAGATCACCATACACCAATGCTGACAATGATGCATCATCTTGTGTGGTAGGTGCAGTGGCAGCAACAATTGGGCCGTCAGCGTTGGTGTTACTGAGATCAAATCCTCGCACATCGTTGGTACAATTCTGATAACCCACCCAGTCGCCGTTATTTTGTATCATGATGTCGGCATCACTCACGCTGCTGTAATACCACAGACGACCATCTGCTGGATCTTGATCTGGGGCCACACTGCTAGGTGTGTAGTCAAATGTTGGATCCCCGACCCAGTTGCTCAATACCAGGGCACCATTAGTTATAGTGGATCCACGAACTCCGGTAGTTGAAGTGGTAAACCCAGCCGTGGTCACCGGAGTTCCAGTCACATTCAACAGCGTGATCTCACCACCTTGGCTGTGAGTAAACACTATGGCTCCGGCAGAATTAACACTGGCGCTCACATACGGAACATTTGCTGCACTCACTGCTGTGATAAACGCAGCAACTGTTGTGCTGGCCAAAGTGGCTGTGCCAGTATTCAAAGTAGATTCACCGGCTTCGGTAGCAGATATTGTAAAACTATTTGCCGAAATAAACGGTCCAGGTGTGGTATCACTGCCAGTGATCACCGTGGCACCAAGAGCAACTCTTTCTAGAATTAGCAAAGTAAATTTTTCGTCTGTGGTGACCGTTGTGTTAGCATAGTATTGCACAAAAGTTGTGCCTACTGGAATTGCACTGCCGCCGCTTACCGGATCCAGTGCATAGATTGCCGCGCCTCCGGTCAAATATGCCGGGCAGGCCTGAGACACAAACGATGCCAGTGCTGAACTGTATTTTTTAACGCTGAGACTCAATCCATTGTTGGCTGGACTGAGGTTTTGCCAGACTGATCCAGTTGGAGCAGGTGCCGTTTGTCCTGCTGCCCAACGTGGTGCTTGGTAACTGTAAGCAGCCAGATATTGTGGTGCAAGATATATGCCAGCAGTGATTCCCAAAGCAGTTAACAATGCAGCGCCGCTGGAAAGTCCAGCTTCAATACTGATCATGCCGCCATCTGATGTGCTGCCGTCATTACTGGCCGTTGAGTCGGCATACAGTGCTAACTTGCCAGACACAGCAGCGGCTGTGACACCAGTGATGCCAGCAGCAACAATGGCTGCTGCCAGTCCTGTCACAGTGTTTGATGCAGATGCTGGCACGTACACTTCGGTATCGTTGATGTTAATGCTGGCTCCTGCAGTCAAACTGCTGGGTGTTGCTGTGCCAGTGAGAGTGGGCCATGATGTTTTCCAGCCGTCAGCCCCAACTCTTGCCCAGTTGTTAGTAGAATTTTTATAATAACCAGAATTCTGATCGCTCACAGTGCTTACTGCGTAGTCACCAATACTGCCAATTGTTTGCAGCGGTGTGTAATTGTCAGCATCAGCGTCAACCACATCATCAGGATCAGTGATTTGAATTGGAGTTTTTACAGTAAATGTGTTTGTTTCTTGATTGAATTCCTGGATGCCCCACACACTGGTGCTGGTATCCAACCAATAGTCACCATTACTGGGAGCCCCAGTTGGTCTAACCAGGGTTGCAGTCAACTCTGTTAAATCAATATCCACACGTTGTACATAACAACGATTGCTGATACCCAATGATGAATAAGCTGCAAGCAATCCGTATTCGTTGAGTTCATAACCATTGATTGGTGTACCAGTGGTTGTTTGATAGAAGAAAGGTACTCCGTATGTGGCAGCCAAGTCGCGTTGACTGGTAATTAAATAAGTTTTATTGGCATTGGCCACCAATGTTCCAGCAGCAATGGTAAGCCCATCGCTACTTACTTTATTTTGTGCAGTGGCAATTAAAAAATACGGTACTGTGTTTACAGCAGAAGGGATATATTGACTTTCGTCAATAACTGTTACTTCTACGCCTGGTGATACTAGAGCCATGATCAATTCCTTTTCAAGTTACAATATTTATGTATATTGAATAAAAAGGTGACGTTACGGTGCCCTTTGCAAAGGTCCAGTGGCTAAATACCGTATGAGACCCATTTGCCAATCTTGCAATCAACGCCCGTGTGCAATCAACTACATGAAAAACACTGTCACCCACTATCGCAGTCGCTGCGAAACATGTGTTAGAAAAAAACGTGGGATACCATCAAGAAAACCACGGTGGGCCAGGGCAGGATTCAAAAAGAAAATGACCTGTGACAAATGCGGGTTTAAGGCACATTACTCCAGCCAAATTTTAGTGTACCATGTGGATGGTGACTTGAACAATACTGGAGTAAAAAATCTAAAGTGTGTTTGTCGAAATTGTGTTGAAGAAATACACAAAGGGCTGTTGCCGTGGCAACCAGGTGATCTACAAGTTGACGGATAGCAACATGTTCATCAATTCAATAGTATTGCGCTGGAGATCCGCCACAGTACCGTTGTTATCAACAACATAATCAGCCATCCAGATTTCTAACGTCATGCTGGATTTATCTTCTACAGGTAGATGATCGCTGCGATCAACCCAAATGGCATGATCAAACACACAGGTGTTTCGCATGGCATGAAATTCTGATTTGTTACGCAGCCCACAATATATGCTATTCTCGGCAAAGATTTCACGGCCCAATCTTGCATAATCATCTTTACAGTAATCGTGGATCATATCATACCATTCTGCTCGGTGATTGTGACGATCTATAAAACATTCCTCGTATGTGTTATATCCATATTTCAGTTTGAGTTCGTTATATATAAACCGTTCAGCACAAAAGTCCGAACTGGAACGAAAACTGTAACCAAATTCATCACACAAAATATCGCATACTGTGTCTTTGCCATGACGAGCATTGCCAATAATTAACAATTTTGGCAATGTCATTTGAGTGAGGTTACCTTAAGATGATCTAGTGTGCGTTGTAGCATGCCAATTTGTCTGCGGCAATCTTCCAGTGCATGGTGACTGGTGGGTGGAATAGGTTGATCAGGCCACAAGCTAAACACAGTGCGACTATCACGCACCATGTAGTATTTCCAGGGCAATGGCTTGTGATAACTCTTGTAAGCATGCTCAAGTATAGTACAATCAAAAGTTGGTCCTTGACACCATAAAAATTTACTGGTCCAAATTAACTTACCTAGTTCGTCAAGGGCCTGATCTAACGGCACACGATCTTTTTCGTTAAAGGCTTCTTCTCTGACTTGTACTGATTGAGTTGCCCACCAATCCATTGTGCTATCATCAATGGTTCTAGTTTCCTGGCTTTCTAGCGAAACTCTAGCATAGTAATGTTTGGGATAGCATCCGGTTCCAAAAGGATCAAATGTTTGGGCTGCAATAGTTAAGATAGTAGCCGCTGGTGCTACTCCAATGGTTTCGATGTCGATCATACAATCCATTTTTTACCCAATTTAATAAATTAATACACTAAGGAAAAACTTATGTTTATCAAAAACAAATATACTAAGTGTTAGTATAACATTATACACCGAGCACAGTCAAGAACTTAGGAAGTCTTGACTAATTTAATACTGGATATTTGCCGTTGCGGGTAAAAACAAACGCCTTGCCTAAATCCATAATCTATTGAATATGGGGTATAGATAACACCATCATATCCTGCTGCTTTTATCTTTGGAAGAGAGTCTTTAGCATGACCTTCATATCCTGCTTTCTGATCTAGTACAACATAGGGATTTTTTAAAGTTACCTTTATTTGATAAAGATATTTGCTCCAGTCCCATGAGTATCTATCATCACTGAAATAAAATGCATTTGTTGGTAGGATGCTTTTTATTTCAGAATTAGAAGAATGGTAAGCAGTAAAAGTAATAGGTTGGCCAAATTTAAATTTGTCAAAATTATTTTCAGTTAGTATATCAGCAACTTTCATGTCAATTAGCCAATTACCCAGGTCAAAGGCTGACTTGCATCAACATACATGGTAAGTTGTATCAACAAGGCATCCATTTCAACTTTGGCTTCGCTTTTCATTGCTGTGCCGTTTAGTGTGCCGCCGCCCTGTGGTCCGGCAATGCTACCAAATTTCTCACGTGCTTCTCCCACAATCATCTTGCAGTTTGCAACCATGTAATCTTTGATCCATTGCTGTATTTGAAAATCACCCAACAGATTGAGTTCGGGTTTGAGATTGTAACTCCACAACAACACATTTTCGCCAGTGCCTTTTGGGTCTCTGATCAGCTGTAGTTTTTTGGTAACAGGATTAAACGTATAGTTCATGTAGCCGCCGAACATACGTGCAGCCAATTCAACATATTGGCTGTAGAAGTCATAGGTGGCAAGACCCCCTGCCACATTGAAGTTCATCAAATAAACGTTCATGCTGGCTTGTGAGAATGGGTCAAAGTTTGACGCATACGGACCAGTGGCATCACCAAATGTTCTACGAAAAATCTGCCGTACACTTACAATTTCTTGCGGCAGACTATAGATG